GGAGCAGCCGGGGCAGAATCGCTTGACGATTTATCCGACGTTGATATTGTAGGCACTCCGTCGGGCGGGGATGTGCTTTCGTACAATAGCGGAACAACCAAGTTCCAACTCAACGGAGGGCTGCAAGAACTACTGGCAAACTTCAAGGCGAGCGGTACGGGGGCGCAGATGTTCGACACGCTCAACGATACCACAAAGGGAAACATCGACTTGCAAGCTACCACGGCTGCAATGAAGGTAAACCTTACGGGTATTGCGATAACGGAAAGCTCGCCGGGTGTCGTAGATATTACCGTCGCAACGGATTCCGCCGGATCGACAGAGTTCACCGCCATTCGAATAACAGGTACGACCACCGCAAACGTAGCGGAAACGATTATCAAAAGTGGGAATACGTTTAAGTTTGAGGATTCGAGCGGAGATAAGATTTGGCTTCGAGCGCCGAACGCATCGGGCGATATTACTGTTTTGCTACCCGCTACTGCCGGAACGCTCGCACTTACGAGCGATATATCCCAAGATTCCGCGGTTCAAGCGAATACTGCAAAGACCTCTTTCCCGGGTTTTGGAACAAGTGCAGGAACAGCCCTCGAAGGAGACACGTCCCTTTTGCAATTGGGCACAAGTAGCACAACGGCTCTTGCGGGAGATACTACCACTATTAGCACATCGCAAGCCAACGCAATAACGGCTAATACTGCAAAAACATCTTTTCCCGGCTTCGGTACTTCGGCAGGAACTGCACTCGAAGGTGATACCTCGCTCTTGCAGTTGGGAACTACAAGTACGACCGCACTCGCTGGAGATACCACTACAATAAGCACGGCACAAGCCGACGCAATAACAGCCAACACCGCGAAAACATCGTTTCCCGGTTTTGGCACGTCAGCGGGTACGGCCTTAGAAGGCGATACCGCATTGTTGCAATTAGGTACATCGAGCACAACGGCCTTAGCAGGTGACACGACCACCATAACAACAGATCAAGCGAATGCGATAACGGCGAACACAGCAAAGAACAGTTACCCAAGTGCGGACGCTACGAAGCTCGCAGGTATCGAAACTGGAGCCGATGTAACGGACGCAACTAACGTAGCCTCTGCGGGCGCGTTGATGGCATCAAGCGCACAATTAACAGGCAACCTTGACACGCAAGCAAACACCATAACCACAACCACAACGAACGGAGATATAAAACTACTCCCGAATGGTACTGGTTTGGTCGATATACAAGGCGCAACGAATCCCGGAGCGATTCGCTTGAAATGCGAAGACGGCTCACACGGGGTCACGATACAAAGCCCTGCACATTCAGCAGGTGCAGATTACACGCTCACTTTACCAACGACAGACGGCAACGCGAACCAATTACTGAAAACCGACGGCAACGGGGCTTTAGATTGGGTAGACGATGAGGCGGGAGTTACAAGCATAACCGCAGGTGTAGGGTTAGACGGCGGGACGATTACCGCCACCGGGACAATAGATCTTGCAAATACGGCAGTTACCGCCGGCAGTTACACCTCCGCAGATATTACTGTCGATGCACAGGGTAGAATTACCGCTGCTTCCAATGGAACCGGAGGCGGAGGCGGAGGCGGTGGTATTTCGCATATTGTGGAAGATACAACTCCGCAACTCGGAGGCGACTTGGACACGAATAGCAAAAACATCCTGTTCGCTAAAACGTCCGCAACAGATTACAGCAGCAACGGCGACATTGTTAAAATCGGCACAGGATCCACAACGCAAGGCGCGTTGCATTACCTAAACAACAGCGGCGGATGGACACTTGCCGATGCAGATGCAACGGGTACGGCGGGGGGTGTTTTGTTAGCCCTCGCATTGGGAACCGATCCGGACGTTGACGGGATGTTACTGCGCGGGATGTTTACGCTCGACCACGACCCCGGAACAATCGGGGAGGAGTTGTACGTATCGACCACAGCGGGAGATATTACCAGTACCGCACCTTCTGGTACGGGAGATATTGTTCGCGTCGTTGGTTATTGCCTCGACAGCGCGAATGGACAAATTTGGTTCAATCCTTCGAATGACTTTATTACACTTGCGTAATGCCCACGATAGATCAAAAAAACGGAATAGACATGGCGAACATTGCATCTATAAACGGACAAGATGTCCCGAGCGGAGGCGGAGCTTTCGACCCCGTTAGCGGTACCGGAACGTATACGGAAACCCTACCAACTACAGGACTAATAAAAAGGGGCGGTCATACTATCAATTCAGTATCCGCCGGTAGGTCAGAGCCGGGAGATAATATTGGAGGTTTTCACTTTGGGGGTTCAGTAGTGAATAATATGTCTTCCGATGTTGACTCCTTGTTGAATATGGCCGCAGACACTTTGCCCGCAGGTATGGGTACACCAACTAAAATAGCATTTGGCCGTTGGTCTGCGTGGATCATAGATAACGCCGGCAAACTTTGGAGGGTCGCTCATAGCACGAGTTACGGAGGAAATTCTACCAATGCAGGCACAAACTCCGACCGCAGAACTTGGAATCAAGTTACCGGCGTCGGTGACTCTGATACGGGATGGACATCTGTTGCAACGTCTGACAGTTCTACGCTTTGTATTAATAGCGGAAAACTCTATGGAATAGGCGGAAACGCATACGGGGTATTTGGAAGCGGAAGTACAAGCGGTTCGTATGGTTCGTTTACGCAAACAGGATCGGATTCGGATTGGGTCAGCGTAAATATGACTCGATACAATTCCCAAGCAATCAAAGGCTCCAGTAATGTTCTATATACTGCCGGTCGTAATAATGAAGGGCAGAACGGCAACGGAACTAAATCCGGAAACCAAACCACATTCACCGCAGTAGACGCTACCAATATGGTTTCAGGAACAAACAATAACGTGACCGTAGTAAAGGGCAATCAAAACGTTGTCGGTTTTATTCAAAGCGGAAGAGCTTTTGCAATGGGAAAATCAGACAGTAACGAGAATATGGGCGGCAACATTACGACCGACCAAACCATCCCCGTTCAAATAGGTAAGGTAGGGGGTACTTTACAAACGGACTGGATAGATATTGCAATCAGCGATCGATTTAGTCATCTCATAAATAGTAGCGGACACCTCTATTTTGCCGGGGATGGAAATTATTACGTTTCGATGGACGGAAACACAACCGATCACAAAGACGACAACCACTTCCGAATCGGTACGGATGACGATTGGCAGGGACTCAAGGTATTGAGCAGTTATAGCTTTGCAACGGGAACTGTACTCAGAAAAAATAATCAACTCGTATACGCGGGATATGAAACTTATGGACGCATTGGCGGAACAAGCAGCAGCTATGTAACTACGCCTACCGTGGTTTCGACGGGTACGGTTTCATCCAACGATGTTTGGGGTATTAGTGAGCAGCGCAGCGGTTGGTTAAATGGAATGTTATTTTATTACTCTACTTAATATGGCAGAATACACAGTAAACGTAAAATCTCAATCTGAACTTGAGGAGGTTTGGTCAGATCCAAAATGCCCAAACTTTGGTTTTGCTTTTGATCAAGCGACCCTTGAAGAATGTTTAAAAATTGATGAAACGACTTGGGTAGCAACTTACCAATCGATGGAAGTTTCTGTTCCAAGGACGTACACTTATTTAGATATACCAAACGGGGGCACTATTACGTACACTCTTCCCGCCGGCGAGTATGGCATCAAACCATGAAGAATCTAAACAAGGCGATAATTTTATTTGCCGATGAGGTTCTCAAGTCAGCGAAACGGCGAATAGGAGGACGCCGAATCGGTCGAAACAAGAATTACGGCGTAGCAACCGGAACGCTCAAACGGTCGCTGTCGTATCGCGTCCGAGTACGCAGTAACGAAGTGCGGGAGGTTACCTTCGGGGCGAGGGGCAAGGCGGACAAATACGCTTCGTTCATTCATTGGGGAGTAAACGGTACGCAAAAGAACCAGAAAAGCCCCTTCTTTCGATTTCGCAAGCAACCCCCGTCGAAAGTATTCTTGCCGTGGATTCGTTCGAAAGGTATCCGCCTCCGCGATGAGAAGGGACGGTTCAAGAAACAAACGCAAAGCAATATGAACTCGCTTGCCTTCTTGATCGCTCGCAGCGTCAAACGTAAGGGAATCGTTGGACTGCGGTTCTATGAGAAAGCCTTCGTAGCTGTCTCCGGTCGGATTAATAAAAAAATCGGCGAGGCATTAGCGGAGGATATTAAAGATAAGTTCAAGTTGAATCTGGGAAATATTACAGTTAAGTAATGGCATCAATCGACAACGGCCCCGCAGGAGGGTTATGGTTACCCGCCGGGCAAAAGCTCCTCTTTACGATTATACCGGACATCACCGTTACGGCCGACTACCGCTTTATTGTACAAGTAGAGGAAAACGGTACAGTTATTTCCAAGGTCTATCTTACCCCCAACCCCGCAAATACCGCCTTCTTTGATTTGTCGGAGGCCATCTTGGGACGTTTGGAAGTAGACTCTTTTAAATTCGGGCAGACGGGAACAATTCACTCGCTTAATGGCAAGATGTATTCCCGCTCTAACGGAAATATCAAGCGATACCGTTTGAAGGTCGGACACTTCGACGGAAGTAGCGAAACCCTCGCAGAAGATATTTCGTCATATTACTACCTCTTTGACGGTTACGAGCAACTCTCGCAAGGGCTGTTCCCGTCGTTCTCAGATTTTTATGGTTCGGCTACCTCAAAAAAGGTATGGCTAACAGATCGCGTACCCGTAAGCAACGTTATAAACGTAAAGGCTGCAATTGAAGATCAAGGGGTCGCCGCCTTCATCAACTCGGACGATACCGGCTCGTTGATTACGCAACTCACGTTCAAGATTTACGACACCGCAGGTAGTCAGGAAGCCACGCTCGAATACGTCATTAATAGCACGAACGGCGGCCTCGTTCCCACTACTTCTTGGAGCGACTCCACAACCGACGGTAGCTTGTTGTATGCATACGTTTATCCGGCTTCTTTTGCAGCCCTTACAAGCGCGTTAAACGGAGTTACGGGAGGATGGGGTTATTACGATGTAATTCCGTCCACTTCGGGCGGGCCAACGGGCAATACGCTACGCATTACCAACGACTGCCGACACAATAAGAACGAAGCGGTACAGTTAGCGTGGTCAAATACGCGTGGCGGATGGGATTACTTGCGCTTTAACGGCAAGAAGCAAAAGACGCTTACAAGGGAAGAGAAGACGTATCGAAAGATTGTGGGCGACTACAGCGCATCCCAATTTCAGTTGGGAGGCAGCGAGCGACAAATAAAGGCGTATCAACTCGAGGCGAAAGAACGTTACCAGTTGAACGGTATTCTCACCATTGAGGAACTCACCTTGCTTCAATTCTGTATGAGGAGTAAAAACGTAATGGCCGATATTGACGGTTCTTGGGTTCCTTTGACAATTGTACAAAACTCGATGCAGGTAGAAGAAGAAACCGTTTCGAAGGTATTCGTTACTTCGTTCGAAGTTGAACTTGCACAAATCATC